AGGTGCGCAAGAGATATGGGGTGGAGATCGATGCCTACCAGATGGCTTGGTACCGCTGGAAGCTCGAAAGCGAGAACCAGGGCAACCAAGAAAAAATGGACGAGATGTTTCCGTTTCTGGAGGAGGACGCCTTCGTTGCCACTGGCGCCCAGTTCTTTTCCTCACCTCATATTACCGAGTCCATGCGGGCCTCTGCCCGAATTCCATTCTTTCCCTATCGTTATCAGATGGGAGACCACTGGCGGGACACGGTGGTCGTGCAAGTTAGAGACAAACGGGCCGAACTGAAAATTTGGGAGGATGCCGATCCCAATGGACACTACGTCATTGGCTGTGATCCAGCTTATGGCTCTGGCCCCGACGCTGACAGCACTGTCATTAATGTATCTCGTTGCTACGCTGACAGGCTTGTCCAGGTGGCAGAGTTTGTTTCTCCGCTTGTTAGTACCTATCAGTGTGCTTGGGCTCTGTGCCACCTCGCTGGCTATTACCGCAATGTCATGGTCAATCTTGAGATCACGGGGCCTGGAGAAGCCGTCTTCAACGAGATGAACCTGCTGAAGCGTGACACTCAGCAGATGTTCGACAACAATTCCATGAACGGTGAGTACGATCTGCGCCATGTGCTGACCATGATGCGGCACTTCCTCTACTCCCGCGTCGACAGTCTCACCCAGAACCTGGCCTACCAGTGGCGCACGTCAGCGTCCAACAAGTTCGGCATGATGGCGGCGCTAAAGGACAGCTTCGAGCTTCACCGGTATGACCTGAAGTCCATGTTCCTGCTCAACGAGATGAAGACCGTGGTTGTCAGTGGCGGCATGGTGGAGGCCGAGAGCGGCAAAAAAGACGACCGTGTAATGGCTGCCGCGCTTTCCCATGAAGCCTGGCGGAAGTGGGTCAAGCCGAAACTGCAAGCCATGGGTCTGACTTTTAAGTGGGCTGAAGATGAGCGTTCCGGCCGAGGACCCAACCAGGCCGAGCGCATAGCCCTCAATTACCTTCAGCGTGTCCATGTCATTCCTCCGGGGAGCACCAGCCTGCAATGAGCATCCAGGAAAACCCGGTCGAGTTCAAACCCGAGACCGAGCCCGATCCGGTGCAGGAAGCCTCCAAGTACGTGAACCATAGATGGTTCCAGCACATGGCGGCATTCAAGACCGAGTGCTTCCGCTGCCATAGGGACAGCCCGATCATCTGGGTCAACACCGATCCCGGCAAGGGCTTTGTCGGCGTGGTGCTGGCGTTCGGCAATCCCCGCCTGCTGAAGTCCGGCACCCGGCAACTGCGGGACATCACCAAGGACGTGCAATTGGAGTTTGCCAAGGAGAAATGGAAGTTCCAGTTCCGGCGGTCCTACTGTCCGCTCTGCAAGGACATGGGCAGTGTATAAGATCAACACTTCCGTTCAGCGCACCCTGCGCTACCGGGAGGCCGGGATGTCCGACGACGGCATCCGCTCCTGGATGCGGCGCTTTGCCTATGACCCCGACTACAAGAACATGGACGGCACCAAGGCGGTGCCGATGACGTGCTTCTGTGAGTATGCCGGGGTTAGCCGGGCGGTGCTCTACCGGTTCCTGTCCGGCGACAAGCCGCTCAGCGCCGGCTATCGGCTGCGTTTAACTGTTGCCATCAATGCGGTATCAGCAGGGTTGCGCTGGTTCCGCATGGGTGACCACACCTACCGGATGAACGATCCGGACAAGTTCAATGGTCCCAAGTACGAGCGCATGAGGCCGCATGAGCTTACCAGAGTGGGCACTGGTGGGATGCGTAGCGTTAGGCGCCGCCGTGCTGATCTACGGCATCTACAAGATGCTATGGGGGAGTGACAGGTTTTGACCGACATTGATGACGCCGACATCGAGCTTATGACCACAGGCAAGACCACCGGCATGAAAATGTCGGTTGTCTTCGAGGGCGCCGAAGAGAACGAGGTGCGGGATTTGCTGATTGTGGCGCTTGGCCGGGCTGCCGTCCTGCTTGAAAGGCTGCTCAAGGAGAAGGGGATCAAGCACCTGATCCTGACGGGCACAGATAGATGATCTACCGTACCTTCTTCTGCCTCAACCGCAACTGCATGGAAGAGTTCACCGTCACCGATGAGGAGAACCCGCCTTGCCCGCTGTGCGGCGGCGACAAGGTGCAATGGATACCGAAGACCACTGGGGTGATCTCCCAGGCCACCCAGAATGCCGACAACACTGTCAAACAGTTGCAGGTCGACTATGGGCAGAAAAATTACCGATCCCCGGTTCGTGGTGAAGGCGTTAATCCAAGGCCCGAGCCGATTGTCCCCGGCCGCACGATGCGCTTTGCGCCCAAGTCAAACCCCGGCTGGGCGCTTGATCTCCCAGTTGACCAAAAGGGACATCTCTCCGGTTCAGCGTATTGCGGCCCGACTGGGATCACCGTCAAAGGCAAGCACCCGGTAGGTGACGGGCGCGCCAAGGTGCCGATGTCAGACAAGGTGTCCGGCGGCCCGAGCCCGAAGTTCGAGGCGGCGCATCGGCCGCCGGGAGGGGTGCGTCGGTGATCATTCCGCGCTCCAAGAAGGCTCGTGACAACACCGTAGACGAGATTGCGGATACCTGTCTGGCCTCCAAGCGTGATCGGGATATGCTCTACCTGATGCGCAGGCGGTTCATCGACTACGGCACCAACGATTACACGATAGAAGTCAAGTACAACCGGCTGGAAGCGCACATCGATCTGGTCACTTCGTTCCTGTTTGCGCCCGACAACTGCCGCTACATGATTGCCGCGCCGCGCAACACCGACGAGGAGACCATCAATCAGATCGAGGCCCTTGAAGATGAGTGGAATGACACGTTCCGCGACTGCGGACTGTCCTATCTGTACTCCGAGGCCGTGTATTGGGCGCTTGGCCTGGAGGCTATGTTCATCAAGTTGGGTTGGAACAACGCCCGCGATGATCTCTTCGGCAAGTCCGTCCTACCCACCGACTTTTCAGTCTATGATGAAAGCGAGCCTGACCTCGACAGCCAGGAAGCCTTTATCCATACCTACTGCCTGAACTGGGAAAACGCCGTCCAGCGCCTGATCCGGGCCGGCCGCAAGTCAGAAATCAAGAAGCTGCGGCGGTATCCCGGCCAGTTCTCGGAAGACCTCCCCCCTGTTCTATCGAATCTGATCATAGACGCGACCTCCGGACCTAACCTTTCTGGCGGGGTGCTGGGTCGTGCGTCCGTGGATTTCCAGCCACGGCCGACCTACACGTCGAATTCTGAAAACCCGATGGTCCGTTTCCACGAAATCTGGGTATGGGACGACAACACTGACGACTATGCGACCTTCATAAAGGCAGACGGTATCGACGGGGTACTCGCGGACAGCCGCGAGACTATCGAAGCCCTGCGCAAAGCTGACGAAAAGCTCGCTGCGGAACGCTACAAAGGCGAGAGCAACATCTTCGGGATCGAGCAGGCTCACCCCTTCGTACCAATCATTCCCTACAAGCGGCCGGATTACTTCTGGGGCAAAGCTCACTCCGACATATTGATCCCACTGCAGATATGGACGAATGAGCGCTTGCAGCAAATTGCTGATCTTTTGGAGCAAAATGTCGACCCTCCGAAGACCGCGTCCGGCTTCATGGGCATGACCGACGAGAAAATGGACGCTTTCGGCGGTCCCGGAAGCTACGCTTTCGACCAGATACCGGGTGCCAAGCTCGAAATGATGCGCCCGCCGGTCACCCCCGACCTATTTACCGAGTTCCGGGAGATCGGGCAAATCTTCCTGGAGGCTTCGGGCCTGACGGAAATGCTCATGGGCCGAGGCGAGCAGGGTGTGCGCGGTGAAAAGCAGGCCAAGAAGATGGTCATGACCGGTTCCGGTCGTATCAAGAAGGTGGCCGTAGGACTTGAGGAGAGCCTCGTCAAGCTGGCGGAAATCGGCATCAAGCTTATCCAGCGCAATTCGACCAATCGGATGAAGACGGACGCGGGGCAGGTCCTGCTTCCGGCGCAGGTCACCGAGCAGCGCTTCAAGATCAGGGTCTCCGGACATTCCCATTCTCCCTTGTTTGCCGACGAGGCGAAGGAGCAGGCTTCCGGTCTGTTCAGGGCTCAGGCCATCGACCGCGAAATGCTGGTCCGGATGCTCAATCCGCCGAACGCCGACGCCATCATACACAAGCTGCGCAAGCGGGTGGCGGCCGAGCAGAAGGAAAAGCAGCAGCAGATCGAGCACGGCATCGATCCCAGCAAGGGCAAGCACAGCAAACCCAAGGCGGTTGCTTGATGTACCTGTCCCCCTTCGGGGGATAGGCTCGCGTGTACCTCAAACAAAACCGGACGTAAGTGCCGGGCAACAAGAGGAGCATCAGATGGCACGTCGTCGGCGTCATCGTCGCGGCCGCCGGTAGGCGGTTGGACGGCTCTCGTCAGGAGAGACAGCTACAAAGCCTCGGGCTTGCGTTTGCGGCCCGGGGCTTTTGCTATCTGGGACTTAACGAGCAGGCGCGCACTCTTTTATTTTTGCGGCCATGCCTGTTCCTGGAATGCCCACGATGGCAATGCCGAAGTCCCCCATGGGGGGACCGACCGGCCCGGGCACCTCACCGGCCATGAGCCCCGGTGCGGGTGCTGGTGCCCAGGCTGCGGCGCAAGCCGACGTGAAGGCAACCATTCCCGTTCTGATGAAGGCTGCCAACGCGCTCCCCGTAGGGGACAAGGCGCGGCAGGCGCTGCTGCGCGCCGTCATGGCGCTGGAAGCGCACTTCGGAAAATCCAACGACGAAGACCTCACCCAGGCTGCCGGTCAGCGCATTGCCGCTGCGGCGAAGCCGGGCATGGGTCTGCAAGGCCACAACATGCCGCCGCCTGGCCTCCAGCTTGGCGGCCCTGCTCCAGGCGGCATGGGCGGCGGCGGCGGTGGAATGCCGCCCGGTCTCGGAGGCTGATCATGGCGGAGTACAACTATCTGAAACCCAAGGTGGCCACCGGCTCCATGGGTGAACGCAAGAAGAAGAACGGTCTGTTCCAGAACATTCCGTCCTATCCGCAGCTTGGCGGCTTCTCGGGGCCTTCGAAGGTCCCTGAAAGGGACCGCCCGCTGGCGCTGGAGAAGGGTGATCTGACGCGCAAGGGCAAGCCGGTGTGATGGCCAAGAGCCGCAAAGAGCGCGGGCTGCGGGACAAGGGCCGGGGTTTCTACGAAACCTCGTCACCCTTCGAAACCTATGAGCCCGGCGCCGAAAAGCCGAAGACCTGGAGCGGCTACCGCGACGAACTGCCGGCGGTGCCGGCCCCGAAGGGCAACACCACCCAGGTGGGCGGTGACGCCACTGACATCGGCGGCTCTGACGCGGTTGAAATATTGCGCCGAATGCAGCCCGAGCAGTACGACAATCCGCGCGGCTATCCCGGGCTGGCGATGATCCATGCCGGCGATCAGAAGCCGAAGCTTCCCCTCAACAGCAAGCACGACATCAACCATCACATGGAGGGCAGCGCAGAGCTTGCCCGCACCGGAAGAGGGAACCAGAAGTAATGGCCAACCTTCATCCGCAGACCGCTGCGGCTCTCGGTCATCTTCTTCATAAGCTGGCCGGTAACCCGAAGACCCGCTCCCGCACGCTTGGCATGATCAAGGAGCTCGAGCCGGGCTACCGGCTTCCCGGCGACATCGCGGTCGACAACCTGCGCGCCGAGATCAAGGCCGACCTCCAAAAGGAGAAGCAGGCCGAAGCCGAGAACCGCGCCAAGAACCAGCGCACGAGGCAGCGCAAGGGCTTGGTGGACGAGCTTGGTGAGGATGTCGTCAAGGCCATCGAGGAAGGCCCGCTCAAGAAGTATCCGCATCTTGCTTATGAGGATGCCGCCAAATTGTACCGGGCTGACGATGGCCCGGCCATGGTCAACTCGACACGTCCCGAACATCAGAAGGCCGGCCGCATCTGGGAGTTCCCCGATCTGCCCGGCCTGATGGCCAATCCCGAGAAGGCTGCCATGGATGCCGCCTACTCGGTGATTGACGAATTGCGGGCAGGGAAGAGATAGATGGCTTTCCGCAAACCCTTTCTGTTCAAGGACTGCGCCTATTGCGGCAAGGCGTTTGAGCCTCGTCGTTTCAACAAGCGTGGCCACTCGAGCGGCATGAAGGCCAACCGCCTTTACTGCTCTGGAGAATGCCGTAGCCGCGCCCGCATCACGTCTCGTCCTGGTTATGTGCATCACACCGGCTATCGGATGATCAGCCTGAACGGCGTTCAGCGTGCCGAGCACAGGATGGTCATGGAGGAGATGCTTGGCCGGCCGCTGGAGCGGCACGAAACGGTGCACCACAAGAACGGTAACCGTCTCGATAACAGACCCGAAAACCTCGAACTGTGGGGCACCCGACATGGCAAGGGCCATCGTGTTGCCGATCAGGTCGAGTTTGCCAAGGAAACGCTGAGGATTTACGGCGAGGGATCGTTCGATGCTTCCTTCATCGAGCAAGGCAGGAAAGACTTGGCAGCTCTGGGACTTATGAAGTAGTAATATAGGACCATCTGCTAAGTCATTGAAAGGATTGAGAAATGCCGCAGTTCGGACAGGGCATCATCCCAGCTCAGGGAGCCATCGCCGCTGAGTTGGCCGCCGTCACGCGCCGCGCCTTCTTGCCGAAGGTCTTCATCCAGCTCTGGAAGTCTACGCCGTGGATGGCGGCCATGCTGTCTCACGCCATGGTGGCCT